AGTTATTTGCCCATCCCCAATGTTGGAATAACTTTGCAGTATAACTGCCAATTGTGGTTGACCGTTCCTACCCATCAGAACTTTTACAGAGCCACCTTAGAGCCTGAAACTTGAGCATCATTTCAGTGTAAGATAATTATTCCAACGTAGTCAGTTAAGACTTAGGGTAGTCAACTAAGGCTTTTACAAGCCTCCGTTTCTATAAACGGGGGTAGTTGACCTTTTTGCTTGCCATCTTGCTTCCCTCACTTTATGCAATATCAAAAAATGAAATCTGCTCGTAGACTATTTTATGCTTGCTCTCTTCTGTTTTCGGTTTACTGTCCTCAACAGGCTTGCGTTGTGATGGCTCGATTTGCCTTATAACTCCATACCCACCTATGACCTCAACGCGACTTTTAATATTCTTTTCTGATAAGGCCCGGCATATCTTTTGCGCATGGTAATTGTTGATTAGATAACTGTTAAAGTTTAGCACATGGAATTCATCCCCCCCTATGTTCATAACTACCCTGCTGTTTGCTCTTGTTTCGATAATGCACTCGTTCTGCTCGGTCTTGGTCTTATAGGGAATACTTAAGCTTTTAAAGGTCTTTTCTACCTTTTCAAACTGTTCACCGGAAAGTTTGTAGGAATAATTGTTCTTGGCTCTGAATAGAATGGTAAAGAGTCTGTCATAACAAGACAGATATATCGTATGCTTTCTCTCCACAACCCCCGTATCTGTCGGTCTTTGCCCCGGTTTTACAAGGTGAATGAAAGCATTCTTGCCGTAAAATATCCTTCCCTGTTCCAGGTTCTTACGGTAAGCACAACCTATCGCCTCATTCGGATCTGGGTGGATACACCTCATTGTATCCGAGCACTCTACGTACCTTGAGCAACATCCGAAGTTTTCGCTCATTCAATCGCCTCCTGTGGATAAACCTGTGGAAACTGTTGTTAACTTGTTGTTAATAATTTGTTATGCACAATATATTGTGTTGACAATATCCTTCAAATGGTAAATCAGCTTATTTGCTACGCCTTATTGCTGCTCTCAATCTTTCCTTTGCTATGGCACTCATCAACATTTTCATAATCGCCTTTAATTCATTGTTCTCACTTCGTAAGTTATCATTTTCGACTCTAAGCCTTCTTAACATTTGCGGTGTTGGTCTATACATCGAAATTCACCTCTCAACTTTTAACTTAAGTCCCGGATACATCTGCTTAAAAAGCTTATGCTTTAACTTAAATATATCTGTCTCCATACCCTTCACGTCTACAATTTCCGCAGATCCGTCATTATTGAATACCACAAAGTCACATTTGTATCTAATCGGCTCATCACCATTATTCAAAACAAACTCAGCCTGCCTGCAAAACCCTGCTATTACCCCTGCCCTGTGCAGTAGTTTTAATGAACTATAATATTCAGCTTCCTTTTGGCTGTCAAAGGTAATTCCATCGACTGTTACTCGGTTTGCATTATACTTACTTTTCTTTTTAGGCTTTGGTTCCGGTTGTTTGCCGGTCCGCATAAGGTAATCTTTGTATTGCTCTTCAGTCCAATGTAAACCCATTAAATATCACCCTAGGTTTAACAGTTCTTTCACTACCTCGATTTTTTCCTTAGCAGCCTTTACTCTCCTTGAAGGCCCTTTAACTTCTATTGGGCAACACATTTCAACTAACCTGTCATAGGTCCGGGCAACGTTATCTTCCCCGGTTAACTTTTTTCTAAGCTGATCAGGTGTTAGATTGGTTGTTACGATCATTGGTTTTTGGTCCCTTATTCTACTGTCAATGATTTCATATAATTTTTCCTTAGACCAATCAGTGTCATTTTCAGCGCCCAAATCATCTAAAACAAGCAAAGATGCGTTTTTAAGCGAATTAATTACTTCAACTTCCCCTTCTTTTCCGTGATTGTTATAGGTTTGCTTTATCCTGTTTAATATGCCAATGCTTGATATAGCAATTACAGGGACAAAGTTTTGAAGCAATCGATTTGCGATGCAAAATGACAAGTACGATTTCCCGTTACCAGGAGCGCCCCAGAAAAGAAATCCAACATTCTGCCTTTTCATTTCAGGCCATTTATCGCAATATTTAACTGCCATTTTGTATAGCTTTTCATTTTGGGAATCAATGTTAAAATTCTCAAATGTGCATTCTCTAAATTTATGGTCCATGAGGGAATACTGCATAAGCCTTTCGAGCTTTAACCGTCTCTCGGTACTTGCTTCTATTTCTTTTCCCCTTTTATACTCTTCTTCCCGGCATTTACACATTACAGGCATTCTTCTAATTCTTCCCAATAGCTCTATTGTTGTAAAGGTTGCTGTTCCACACTTGTGGCAAATGCCATCAGAGGCTGATTCCAATTCCTTTGTATTGATCATCCTGTCTTGAATAATTTTCATTGCCGTTTGCATTAATACCGTCCCCCTGCCGTAAAGTTTTTTCACGCTCAAACAGTTCATAAATAGCCGGCTTGCAATATTTTAAAGGCATTTTTTCACCTTTGTATTTAGGTTTAAAATTAGGTGCGCTTTGCTCAATGCCTTTAAGTATGATATCTACAGGTATATTGTCATTGATAAGCGCCAATGCTTCCTCTCTATCCTTACCTGATTCCATTACTTTAGTGCTCTTTTGAGTGTAAAAGTCGAGAACAATCTTTAACGCATTTTCTTCCAATTGTGAGGTTTCTTGCAGTGTATCCTGCTCATCTAATTTTATATAGTCATTGTTTTGTTTAGTTTTATTTAGTTTATTTATGTCTGAACGATCTGCTGTACACTCTGCTGAACGATCTGCTGTACACTCTGCTGAACGATCTGCTGTATTTTTTACAGCAGTTTTGATTTCGTTTAGTTCAAAACTTAATAATTTGTATTTCCCTGAATTCTTTTTTCGCTGTTGAGATTTATATTCTAGTAGTCCATGCTGCATTAAAAGGTTTCTGTGCTTTATTAGTGTTTTCTCTGTTATCTGCAAATCAGCCTGTAATCTCGTATTATCTATAAAGATCCATCTTCCCCAATTACATGAGTTATGGTAGTCCGCTATTGTGTACCATAGGGCCTGTGTAATTGCTTCAAGCGGATGCGTTTTAAGATAATTACGAAAGGCATTGATTTCTTTAATATAGTTCATATATTCATCTCTCCAACTAAACTGCTTTTCTATAAATCGCCTTACTATTTGCTAACAGTGTTGCATATTTCCGTTCTGCTGCCTTCCATCTATACGCAGCTGCTTCTACATATTCCGGTTCCGCTTCATCGAATTGCTGTTGTGCGATTTGAAGTTCCATCCTTGCCAGTTCTATTTCCTTTTCTAATTCCTTGCACCTGCATGGGCTGGCATCCTGTGCAGGTATTTTATTTTAGTTCAACCTGTTCATTCTCTTGCCCTGTTTTCTGCTCTTTACCTTCTGCATCATCTTCAACTACTTCGTAATCATTACTTTCAAAAACATTCTCGTTTGGAATTTCACTCATATCCCCTGAAATTTCTGTCTTAATACTGCCGTCCTCTGCAATATGTCTCTGGAACTCAACCTTGATTGGAGCATATTTTAAGACTTTTTTAAGTACCGTTTTCTTGGCCATTTCATCAAAATTGTTTGTCCATGGAGAATATTTTGAATCATAGCTTTGGGAATATTTTTTAGCATGAGCAATAACATCTTCTTTACTCATTACTTCAAACCCGAATCCACCATTTTTCAATTTATAGACTGCATAGTAGTATTTAACTGTTCCCCTGTTTTCCATAGCAGGCTTATGAATAAGTTTTGGCTCCAAGCCATATTCATACTCAAAGATATCATTTTCATAAACTTCATGGGCCTGTATGGATGCAAATTCTCCGCTTCTGTGTGCTAAATCAATCAAACCTTTATATCCAATCTGAAACTGTGCTTCCAAGACTTTTACCCATTCTCCATTAATTTGGCGCTTGTTTTCATATGGGATAAGGTATGCCTGGCCTAATTGTGTATTCGGTTCAAGCCCTAGCTGTGCTGCATTCATTAGCGCTCCCATAAAACTTTTAGGGGTACAGCTTGCAAGTTTTGGATTAACTGTGATTGCAGTAAGGGCCATCCTTGTAAACCGCTCCGGAGTAATTACACTGGGCAATGCCTTTTTAATTTCCGGCTCCATAGCCTTAATCCATTCTCTCATTGTTGTTGGCTGCTTCTTTTCACTTGCAGCACTTTCCGCTCTTTTTTGAAGTTGATTTTTTACATTTGACATATTTGTTACCTCCTACATATTAAATCTTCTATAAGCTGACGCTTTAGCATACTTCTCGTAAAGTTCAGGGTAATCTTTCTTGAATGCTTTGCTGTCAAATTTTGATGAATTGATTAATTTCCATGTGATTTTCCTATTCCCGAAATAAAGGACCTCATTTTCACCCATTATAAGTTGTATCTCCTGGGCAATCTGCTTTTTCTCCTGCTCAAGCTTATCTATAAGTCCATTAATTTCATCATAACGACTTACTTTTTCATTGAAATCTTTAGTGTTTGGATCAATGAATATGCTGCTATTTGGTATGGTATATGAAAATTTTTCATTGATTAGTTCCTGTGCATTATCCGACCCGTCCGGAGAAGGCATTATGCTTTTTAGAACGTAATTTTCCCAAAAATCTTTTTCAATTCTTATGAGGTAGTCAATTATCTCCTCATCCCGTTCTATCTTCTTATAGATAAACTTTTCATTCCCGATAAGTACTGCTATCCACCAAGCTTTATAACCTGTAACAGCCATATAGTGATGGCATTGAATTTCATACTGTGGAGGAATCTTTTCTCCGTCCCACTGGCTTTTTGCATACGAATTTGTTGTTTTGCACTCTAGTCCTTCGTTTTTACCAACTATATCCCTATCAATGTTTGCCAGCATAAAATGATGTTCAGGATGCTGCAAGATACTGTTGCACCGCCTTACTTTAAGTCCGGTTGCTTCAGAGAACCTTTTTGCAACATAATCCTCCAAATCCCTTCCGATCCTCATCTGTTCATTGTCTTCGTTTTGGTCCTGTTCTTTTGTCTTATCCAAGTAAACCGCCAACGGACTCTTCCATGGATTTATTCCAGCTATGGCAGCAGCGTCACTTCCTCCAATGCCGTTCTTCCTCCAATTTCTCCACTCTTGCTCTGACATCCCTATTGTTTTTACCAGTACATTTGCCTGCATTATGCCACCTCCGCAACTTTCTTCTTTCGCATTAGGTACTCAATTCCACACTCTTCACAAACAGGGCCATCTTCAAATTCATAGTAATCATCACCAATGAATATTTCATGGCCACATTCGATACATTCATCAAATACTTCCTTCTGCTGCTGTTCTGGGAAATATTCAATATTGCCTTCCATTTAAAAACCCCTCATTTCCAAAGCTTGTTAAGCCCTCAATGATATGTTATAATTAAGTTAACAAAACATATTTTTCATGTGCGCTTCATTAAGCGCTTTTTTCTTTTTCTCCCCTGAACCATGCATGGCATTTTTCTAAGTCGTAGTACCATGATTGTCCTATTTTAATTGCCGGCATCCCAAGCTTACGCCAGTTA